CCAGCACCTTCATACACTGGATTCTATACTGGATTCTATACAGGAACTGCATCATATACAGGTAATTATACTGGGTTTTATACTGGTAGTTTCACCAGTGCAGGTAACTTTACAGGATTCTATACAGGAACTGCTATATATACAGGGTTCTATACTGGTTTCTTTACTAGCGTTTATACTTCACCTGCATACGGTGGTTTCTTTACGGGTAATTATACTGGAACATTCGCGGGGACGTATTCCGGAGCAACTGTGCTTTCCTCGAAGGACACAATATCAACGGTTAAACTTTGGATTAGGACTGCATAACTATGGTTCTTAGAATTAAATCTTCTGCGACACCTGTTTCCTCTGCAAATATGCAGGGGTTGCAGGCAATGTCTGTAGATGAAATCAAAAATTATGTAGCAAATATCCTAACAGTTTCCTTTGGTGCGAATGCTGATGGTACAGGTACTGGTGAAATTAATATCACCACAAATAATACTGGCACAGGAACTGCAATCGGAACCTTTGTTGATACAGATCGTCAAGAGGCAACAGGAACTCACCCAGCTACTGGTGCGATTGATACTGTAACATATTACGCAAAGCAGGTATCTGCTGCGGCGACTGAAAGTATTACTAATAGACCGATCAAATATTCCACTGACCGCATCAAAGAAATGTCTGATGCAGAAATTGATAGTGAATTGCTTGATTATGCTATTTCTGCGATGGTCGCCGAAAGTTCGTATACTGCTGGACAATATCGTCTACAAGCAACTGCCCCCAGCGGTGGAACGTGGGTTTCTCGCTACACACTGACTGATGTTGCAAACGGTGGTAATACTCTTACTTACCTTTGGCAGAAAACTGCGGCGACTAGCACTCCAGATACAAGTCTTAAACCACTTAAACTGATCAATACCAAGGACATTAAAGAAATGTCCTCTGGCGAAATTCTGCAGATGCTACCAAGTTTCCGTAATAGAATTATTGATTCTGGTTTAGGGACATACAAGGTTCAATCTTCAACACCATCTGGCGGAACATGGGTCCAATTAGGAACTTCTACTACTGATACCAGAGAACAAATTTCGCCAAGTAACTATGTTGGTAACTATGTTGGTAACTTCAGTGGTAATTATGCTGGTGGATATGTAGGTCCAGCAAACTACTCTGGTGGATACTCTGGCACTTTTGCAAATAACTTTAGTGGTGGATTTGTTGGTCCAGCAAACTATTCCGGAACATATTCTGGCACTTTTGCAAATAATTTCAGCGGCGGATTTGTTGGTCCAGCAAACTACTCTGGTGGATACTCTGGTAGTTATGCCAACAATTTCAGCGGCGGATATATAGGTCCAGCAAACTATACGGGCAACTATGTCGGTAACTTTTCTGGTACATACTCAGGAGCCTATGCAGGCACTGCTCCATATTCCGGATCATACTCACAAGGATTCAGCGGTAACTATGTTGGAGGTTATGTTGGACCTGCCCCATATTCTGGTTCATACTCACGAGGATTCAGTGGCAACTATGTTGGTGGTTACGTAGGTCCAGCAAACTACTCTGGTTCATATTCTCGTGGATTTAGCGGCAACTATGCTGGTGGTTATGCTGGCACTGCTCCATATTCCGGAACATATTCAGGAAACTTCAGCGGAACTTACCTAGGAACTTTTGCAGGTTCTAGAAACTATGCTGGTAACTATGCCAGCAACTTTAGTGGCAACTATACTGGATTCTTTGCTGGTTCGAGAAACTACGCTGGATCTTATGCAGGTAACTTCTCAGGAAACTATGTAGGTTTCTTCTCGGGTTCAAGAAACTATGCTGCATCCTATGCAGGTAACTATCTCGGAACATATTCAAGAAACTTCTCTGGAACCTACCTAGGAAACTTTAGTGGCAACTATCTCGGATTCTATGCACCATTTTTCGGTGGTTTCGTTGGAACAGCATTTGCTGGTAACTATCTAGGAACTTATGCGAGTAACTTTAGTGGCAACTATCTCGGATCATTCAGCGGTAACTATCTTGGAAATTATGCTGGATCGAGAAACTATGCTGGTAACTATGCGGGAACATTTAGTGGAAACTATGTAGGTTTCTTCTCGGGTTCAAGAAACTATGCTGCATCCTATGCAGGTAACTATAGTGGCAACTATCTTGGCACTTTCTCTGGTTCAAGAAACTATGCTGCTAATTATGCTGGCAACTATAGTGGAAACTATGTAGGGAACTTTACTGGTAACTATATTGGTCCCGCAAACTATACTGGATTCTATGCGGGTAACTACACTGGATTCTTTACTGGATTCTATGCAGGAACTGCTACATATACTGGAACATATACAGGCAACTACACTGGGTTCTTTACTGGTAACTATATTGGTACAGCAAACTATACTGGAACATATACAGGCAACTACACTGGATTCTTTAGTGGAAACTATATTGGTCCAGCAAACTATACAGGTAATTATGTTGGATTCTATGCGAGAATTTTTTCAGGATTCTATGCAGGAACTGCTACCTATACGGGTACATACACTGGAAACTTTAGTGGCAACTATACTGGATTCTATGCAGGAACTGCCACATATACAGGAACCTATTCTGGGAACTTTACTGGCAACTATACAGGATTCTATCTAGGAAGTGCTACCTATACGGGTACATACACTGGGAACTTTACTGGCAACTATACAGGATTCTATCTAGGAACTGCAACATATACTGGTTTCTATAGCGGATCGTATACGCAGTCGTTTTCAGGAACCTATTCTGGTGCGACCATTCAAGCGACTAAAGACACCATCTCAACAGTATATTTGTGGGTAAAAACTGCATAAATCTATTGACTTTGTAGCAATTATTATATATACTGTTACCATGACTATTATTTCTAATGGAGAATTGAATTGATTAATACCTCACCTGTAGTTACCCGTAAGATCGAAAATCCTTATTGGGCGAATAAAGAACGTCAGCATATCATCGCTGAGTTTTTCTATCCTGACACTAATAAGCGTGTTACTGCATCCATCATGAATGATGGTAGCAATCGTGATTACGAAGAAGTGATGCGTCTCTATAGTATCGGGCAGATCGATGCCAATACTGATCGGCGCATGGAAGAACGAAATAATCAAATAAAGCAAAACCTTGAACGTCAGAAGGTAGACAAGACTCGCGTGCAACAAGAACAATTGTTTGCTGCTAAGTTGGATGCCTTCGAACTTGATATAGTTAAAAACTCTAAGAATCGCGATTTAAAATCTAAGATTCGCAAGTCTAAGACGTTTATGGAAGTCACTGCATACACAGTAATGTTACTGATGCAAGAAGAAGCGAATACTGCTATTGCGCAAGAAGCAGTTGATGCCGAATAATGGATTCCTGTACGTTGCCACAATCCGCAAAGGTTACTACAGGGCAGCAAGAAACTCGGCAATTTCTTTAAAAGATTATTTTCCAGATGCAAATATCACATTCTTCACCCAAGAAGAATGGGTGCAACCAGATGATTATGAAATTTTTGATAATGTAATTACCGAAAATGTTCCTCGCGATAAACGAGCAAAACTTTGGGCGCTCGATCAGACTCCGTATGACTTGACAGTTTATATGGACTGTGATACTGAAGTCGAACACGAAGACATCCAAAAGATTTTTGATCAGATCCCAGAGGATACCGATGTTATCTTCACTGCCAATCGTCCGTATAACGCAGCACTGACCAAGTTATCCGAGACAGAAGAAATGACTGAGCATTGTGGGTTGTTTGTCTATCGGAATAATCCACAAACCTTAGAGATGATGCGTGCTTGGTATGACGAGTATTGGGCGCAAAATAAACCAGAATGGGATCGCAAACATTATCCAAAATCTGCCTTGCAGTGGGATACGTTTACGATGTGGAGACTCCTCAACCAGTTTGATTTTGGGGTAAAGGCAGGTCGGTTTCCCGACCCAGATGCTCGATGGAATTTTGTCGCTGGATATAAAGAAGAAGAACTCCAAGGACAACCGAGAGTGATTTATCATTATACTATCCCGCACGGTATGTTAGATTAAGGATTATCAAATGTTGAAATTTACAAATTCAGTCTCAAAAGATCTTACAGATATTTTAGACCCGTTCACAGAATGGTTCTTCCAACAGAACGATCAACATCTAGTTCTCGGACCTGAAGATATGCAAGCAAAACGTCGCGGCGGACTGAATGTGGACACTGCTACTGATGAGCAGTATATGAATCATATCGTCAATAAGGGACACAATCATGTTGGATTTCCTGATGTTGCATGGTGCACTGACATGTCTCAGGCACATGGACAACCATGGTTCCCTTCTGAATATGGCAGAAGGCAGCAAGAAACAAATTCTGAATTAATAAATTATCTCGGTGCTAGAAATAATGCGGTCTTCACATATTATCCAGAAGATGGGTTTATGGGATGGCACACTAATTGGAATGCGTCTGGTTATAATATTCTCATTACATATAACTCAGAAGAAAATGGCGGATTTTTCAGATATCTCGATCCTGTAACAAAAGAAGTTGTCACTATGGTCGATCCAAAGGGATGGTCATGCAAGGTTGGTCACTTCGGCGATCGCAGCGATCCAAACAAAATCGTATATCACTGCTGTGGTAATACTGCGAAGAGATTGACACTAGGATATGTTGTACCGCATCTAGAAATCTGGCGCTCAATGATTGAAGACATAAGCGGCGAGGATGCCTCTCACTTTTCCTGAGTGCTTTTAACCTCACTATATTTTGCGAGTAGATCTTCCAGAATAGTCAACTGTTCATGCATTTTTTCAATATCATCTAATAACTTAGGAACTGCAATTCTTGCTCGCTCGAGGATTGCAGTTTCATAGTTTTTAATTCCAACATTTGTAGCAGACTTAATTCGACGGTTTCTAAATAATGTTTTAATTTTACTAATTAACGATGGAATTTTTGGTGTCATGTTTAATTGAATCATGTGTTGATTGTTGCGCTGATCAGTTGCCTGTTGCCGCATCTTTACAATTTGTTCTTCTTTTGCTCTTTCCGCTGCTTCTTTTTCACGTGTAAGTCTTTGGTTTTCTTCGCGTAAATTTTGCAACTCAGCAGAAATTCTAGATTCCTCTTCTGCTTTCTTTCGCTGCAATTCTTCATATTTTTCTTGTGCGATTCTTCCCTTCTCAAGTTCTTCTTGAGAAGGTTCAATAATTTCAACTTCAACAATTTCTTCTTGGAAATTTCCTTCGATCCACTCCTCCACAACCACTTCCTCGGGTGGAGGCGGCACTGACACTAAAGGTTCTGGAATATAATCTTGCGGAGGTGGTGCGACGACTCTTGCTCTACCCATATTATTTTTTCCCTATTACCATGAAGCGGTCGAACTCGACCTTACCATCCCAACTGTAATATGACTGCTTAATAGATCCCTTGTAGAAAACATCAGTAACTCCAATATTCTCGATGTGCTCTTCAATCGTTGGTACGCAATTAATACCATACATTTCTTTGAATACATTTGACGATTGGCAGGCAAAAATACAATCTGGGTTTGCAGTTGTCATTTTCTTGAGGGGGTACATGGTCTCACAACAAAGAGAAATAACAACATCTGTTTCTAGTGCATTGATATCATGATATGCAAACGGAATATCCCAATTGATGTGATTTAACTCAACACCCGTGTTGGAATAATACCTATTAAACACTTTAGAGAGTTCCAATGCATCTTTGTCGATATCGATTAAATTAATTTTCTTGACGTTTAGATTTTCGCATAACAATGGAACGAGCGGAAACCCCAACCAAGAATTCAAAACCGTAATATTTAATTGCTTGGTTACATCTACGCATTTCTGCAATTCTTCTACCAACCAGATAGCAGCATCCATAGTATTTGGATTCAAAGACTTACGAAAGTCTTCGTGTTTAAACGGCATTTCGTGATTGATCTTTTCTAGACCTTCACCCCAATAACGATAGTTGTTTAAGTAATTATAATTTAACATCTTGTGGTCTTTCCATTGAATCATATAAACAAATAAGTGGTTCTTCGCGCAGGACTTGTTCTCTTACATCTGTCGGCCACATATATCCGTAGTTGTAACTATATACCCAACCGTCTGGGAAATGGTCAATTTTCAGAAGACGTTCTCTTTGATGCCCGAATAGATTGTCGAGACCGCGATAATAGAAGAACATTTGATCTGCATAATCTGTGACGAACTTGGTGATTTTGTCGATATCTAACCTATCATTCCACCTCAACACGCTAGAATTTAAGTCTGTATATTTGTGCGGAATATCTTGGGTGTCTTGTTTCATTTTCTTCATGTTATGCCAATGAGTGCGAACAAAAGTTAAACCGTCTTCCGGATCATGATCAACGATGCAATCGATATTGTTTTGAATACCGATATCAAGATCTAGAAAAAGTTTTTCTCCTTTTTGCTTAACAACATTTCGGTCAAAAAGATATAACTTATTCCACCATTTTTCGTAGTAGTTATCCTCGGGTAATGGGATGACATTAATTTCTGGACTTAATCCACCAGAATGTTCGGTCAAACAATAAAAATTAAATTCTGTTGTAATGTGTTGTTTGCATTGTTCGAGAATTTTATTGACATCTTCCGAATCATATTTGAATCCCCACTTTACTGTGTAAATATTAATCATTATACATTCCAATGTTCTAAGAGATCAGGATCAACAAGCGATTCCTGCTTCACTTTCCCTCTGCTGTTGTCTGTAAATGGAAGTAAATCCACATTAAAAACACACACAATACAGTCCTTTCTATATATACCGACTTCAAGGTCGCCTGAATCCCAGTCGCGTCCGCGATTGTAAGAGTAAGCAAAGGTATTTGGAAAATGTTTCCATAATGGAGTATCGCTAAAGTCTCCCCATCGCCAACTATGATAGTTGTCAGTTCCATCGGTGAACGTGAACCAAATACGTTCTTGATGTTCTAGCACATCCTGCCAGATGCACTCTGTCTGATCATCTGACCACACCATACAACTACCATTAGTATATGCGCCATGGGAAAGTTTGAAGTTGCGAGACTTCATCGGTCTCGGATCTTGCCACCACGAGCGCAACTTGGTAGGATTCTCTAGGTCATAAGTGATGATTGGCGACAAATCATTTTGTATGATAACATCGAGGTCGAAGAATACAAATCTGCCAGTTGGTTTATCGTCTGCGAAGTTGTGGGTGTTGAAGATAAAAGTCTTTGGTCTGTCCCAACAACGTGCCATGCCGTATTTGAAATCCTCAGAACC